CATTGATGGACGATACGGCTTGGCCGGTATCGACTGTGATTGTTCCCTTGGCATCACCAATCGTCCCGGCCATCGTCTTCCGCTCCGATCACATCCTTGATACGAAAGTCTGCTTCAACTGATTCGCGTTGGGCGAGCCATTCCACGATATCGGGAGCGGGCTTACCCTGCTTGTTGGCCTCGATCACTGCCAGCATGTAGGCGTCAGTTGCATCTGACAAATCCTCTTCGCTGGCAAAATCTCCGGTCCGTTCAACATCACGAATCCCGAGGACGGAATCAAGCGTTTTGTACTTCGCCTCTTGTCCGTACTTGCCAACCTTGCGGCGGGCTTCCATGCGGGACTTGTACCAGAGTCGGTATTGAGCCAGTCCGTTATCTATCTTGACACAGATGAACGGACTGAACTCTTTAGACAACTCTAGGTATCGTGATGGTCGCTCCCCCCAAGTCGCGCAGGCTTCGCAGACTTCGTACAGGAAGTATCGGTCACTCAGGAAACGCGCTGAGTCGGCTTGCGGCCAACTCTTCGTTCCCTTCACACATGCGAACGAACTCAGACAGGTCATTCAGCGGGAACCGCCCCGCCCAATAGATACCTTCGGAAATGTTCTCTTCCTCTTCGGTGAGGCAGACGCGGGGATTGACGAATCCGACGCAGGCATAGACGTAGGCCACTTCGCGCGTCCGCCGCTGAACCTCCGACATGTTCTGCCGGGAGTCCTTGTTCTGGCCGACTGGCTTGCGGTCATTGGAATAGAACAACTTGCGGATCATCGCATCGACCGGATTGGATGTGTTCTGGGTAAGGGCGCGGTCGGTGAGATTGACGATGCGAACCTCGGCAAAGACTTCCTTGGGTCCGCCCGCTGCCGCAGACTCGATGCTGGCCTGCCAGAGCTTGAAGCGTTGGGTTGGTTTGCGGGGAAGATCGAGACTGAAAAGAACCGGCGCTTCCTTGACTTCTTCCACGTCTTCGGAATAACTCGGTTCCGACTGGCCGTTTGGCGCGATGTGACGGATGTTGTCCTGACTGATCGTCGTGGTATCCAACGTGCGCTCCCTGGGCGTTTCGCCCGTGCGCTCTGCCTGATAGCCCACGCTATCCGGCGTTGAGCCTTGTATTGTCCTTGGCGTCCTAGTGCGCTCACAGACTTTCGCCTGCGGTTATCTAGGACGCCTCGGTACAAATGGATTGCTAGGCATCCGGGAATTGACGCCTCCCATAAGCCATATCCACCATAACAGTGTAGCAAAACAAACAGGGAGCGAGGTTTCCCCCACTCCCTGTTTGCTCGAAACCGGCAGGATGCCAGACGAAGATTAGGCGAGAGCCGTCAGCGTCTTCCAGTTCTCGCGCTTCAGGAGGTTCCCGGAGCCGTTGGCAATCGCCTCAAACTCAAACTCCGGCGTAGACCACTCGTCAATGGTCATGGTTTCGTTGGGACCACCAGTCACCAGCGCCTTGTAGATCGTGGCGCGGTAGGCAGAGCCGTTCTCGTCGGCGGACGCCGCCTGACCAACGATCTGGAAGTAGCGGGCCGGAGCGGAAGAGGACTCTTCCACGGCCAGGACTTCATCGGCAGTTCCACCACCAGTCGTAACCACAGTCCCACCGACCATCGCCACGATAGCGGCAAGGTTGATGCGGGCCACGCGGATGGTGCCGGAAACCGTCTTGGGGTTACGAACGAGGGCGATGGCCTGATTGTCACCGCGAAGTTCGTCCGAGTCGGATTCCACCGACCATTCAAGGGACTGTGCGCCGGGTACGTCTACCGCAGTTCCCGGAGTGTCGCCCGTGAGGACGTACACTTTGAGGTCATCGAGTCCTCGGGGAATTTCACCGTAAGCCATTTCTGAACGCTCCTACTCATCCGCCTCCCCTTCCGGGGATGACGATTCAAGTCCGTCTACCACCTGACGTGTGCAGACGTTGATGATGATGTACTCGCGTCCAGAGCCTTTTGACTCTTTACTGCGGTCCCGGTGCTTGATGAAACAGGGATTCTCCTGCAACACATCGAACCGTACCGCATCGCGTCGTTCGCTGGATTGGAATGGTATCCAGCTACCAAACTTCTTTCTACCAGTACGCTTGTTTGAGTGCGGCTCCATTTGCGTATTCCTCCGCCTCAACAAGTGTTACATCGGTAGAGGGAAGGACAATCTCGGGATCACCCCGGCGTACCATCTTGAATTGGTAGCCGACATTCGATCCCATGATGATGTCCAGATCGCTCATGGAAACCAACTTCGTGAATACGTCTGGCCCAAACGTCAACGTTCCACTCAACCCTGGAAAAGAATCCGGGTCAATGATGCGCTTGGTACATCCTGCGATGGCCTTCATCCGCTTGTCCTCTGCCTGTCGCAAGATGGCAACGGCTGAACGTGGAATCTGGCGTGTCGCAATCTTGATCCTGATTGCATCATCGAGAATGGGCGGATCGCCAACCCATTCAATTTCTACCAGACCATCAACGATGTCGGATGCCACGAGTCACCTACCGTGTGGTGCGCGCGCGAGCAGTTCCACCGCCAGCCGGAGTGTTGTCCGTGGTAGCGGTGTCAGCCCCGGCACTTGCTACAGCGCCGCCGCCTGCCTCTGCCACTTCCTGCAACGTAACCGGAGTGGCGAGGCGGAAATCTGCTGGCATATCCCGCGTTTCCACGACACCAGACTTCAGGTCCGTGATGGCCGTGCCGTTCCACGAGCGAGAAATCTCACCCTTGGCGACACGCTCATCCTCTGCGCTACACCGGAAGAATTCTGGGTTGCGTCCCGGATCAAAGCACCAACCGGCTTCGATCTGCTGGCCGCGCGCCAGTCGTGCGCGCTGTTCCTCTACACCCTTGGTATCTTCCTTCGCCATCTCATTCTCCTATCGTGTGTACGTAGGTTGCCTGGATTCGCCAGATAGAGAAGATGCGATCCGGGAATCCGAAATCATCACCCTCTGCCTCTGCCTGACGCTCCAGGGTCAAAAACTCGATTGGCCGGTTGTCGTTTCGCAAATACCACGTACGGTCGAAGCGTAAGTGGAGAATGCCACCAAGCCACGCGAGGTTTTCCCTGCCTTCGTCATCGTCGGTAGCGTATCCATAAACCTGAGGGAACTCGACATACCCATTACGAGCGCCAGCGCCAGGAGAAGGATTATCGCCACCGTCAAGGACAACGACAACAGGTTTGAGTTTAGCATGTTCTTTTGGGTTTTCTATCCCATAGAACAAGGTTGGCGTGGCGGAATACCCATTTCCCGATTGCGGGAAGCGGCGCGACACGCCACCAGGGAACCTTGTCAGCAACCCGGCCTCTGCCTGAAGAATTGAAGCGATCATCACCTGAACGCTTGGCCCATGTCCAGCCATCAGTAGTTCAACCTTGCCACATCATCCATGATGGAGCGAACCGCCGCATAGTGCGCTTCCAGTCCGGGCTTCAGGACCGGGAATGGTCGGTGATGACTTGTGCCAGTCTCCAGGAATCCGCCCCACCGGACGCCATGAGCGGCCACGATGGAGACGCTTGTGCCGCTCATGCGGGCATCAGCGCGCAACGCCTGTTCAGTGGCGCGTGTGCGATTGGTCCACGGATGGTTCGTCCGCATCCAGGCGCGGATATCGTCAGCCGTTCCGGTCATGCGCTCCAGCAATTCATCCGGCATTCGATCCGCAAGGTCTTCCAGCCGCCCGCCAATCGTGGAGGGAGCCTTGACCCAATTGAAGCGGAGGTTTCCGAAAGATGCGGTTCCCATTACGTACCACTGCCCTGGTTGATCCAGAAGGTTGCCTCACGCCGCTCTGTGGGGTCAGGCGGAACCCACTGCACGATAGCATCATAGCCACCGTAGACAAATGAATCCCCCTGCTGGATGTTGAGGTCTTCTGCCGATCCCTCTGGCGCAAAGACAAATCCAAAGCGGCGGAGCGAATCGTCGCCAAGGCGGTCTGGCTGTGCCTTCTGCCATGCAACCTGGACGAGTTGCGGCGGGAGAAGGTCATAATCGCCCATCCCATTGGGACGGCGCACGTTGATCCATGTCAACGGGGTTGCGGCCACCGGGCGTGCGGCGATGGTCTTGATGAATGTGCCATACGCCTCGGAGTCGTTGCTACCGCCAATCGTCCACGTCTGACCGGCTACTTTGAGGTGATCGCCATTACGAATGGGAATCGCTGTAGACAGATGAATCTCAGCAAATGCGACGGAGGCGGCGCTTGCGTCCGATGGGTCGCCGGGGATCGGTGGCGTGGTTCGATGGTGGACGTTACAGCGTACATCCCCGATGAGCTTCCAACCGTACCCATCGTTGCGCCACAGTTCCCCCACTTGTCGCAACTGACCATTGGCCGCACCTTTCATGAATCGAAACGGAAATGGATTGACCGTCTTCATTACGCACGCCGCCCACTCACCGTGGTGACGAGGACGTAGGGGGAAGAGGCTTCAGCGGCGGGGATTTGCAGGAGTCTGTCCAGCACGATATAGGCGTCATGGGCAAGACGTGCGCCACGCTCCAGCGGCGTTTCGGCATACGCGAGCGTGGCGGAGTGACCGGCCATGTTGGTTTGCTTGGTTTGCGGGATGCCCGGAGACAGGAGAGAGGCGGTTTTGAGAATGATGGCGAGATAGATGTCCTCTAGCTCTGTCTCCGGGCGGCTTGCTGCGTCGGCGTCATATGACAGAACCCACTTTTCAGCGGCAGGAAGATTGGCACGCATTTCGATGAGTTCATCAGGAATCGCTCCCTCATCCA